TAATCCTTCTACCTTCACATTGAAAAGCGCAGTGATAGACAATGAATAGCATGATTACAACTATAATTTTTATAACTTATAGTTTTATTACAATAAATCAAGGAGTAAATGATAAAGTATGGTAAATATTGATGCAGTAGTAGCAATTGGTGATCTTTTAGAAGCAGATACACAACCTTCTGATGGAGTAGCAGTAGATCAAGATGGTAAAACAAGAAAAATCACAGATCCCGAAACCTATGGAGTAGGAGAGTTTCCAATAAACTCATTATCAGATTTTACTACTCCTGTATCAAGTGTTATTCTTTTAGATACTGCTAAACTATACAGACAACAGGCAGAACTAGTGCTAGTAACTGCTAGATTTGAATTTCCAGCAGACAGCACAATATCCTGGCTCATTGCAAATAATGCAATAAACCAACTACTCTTTGATTTGAATAGTACAGCTCTTTTCTCAGGTAATGGTGCAGGCGCAGGTTCACCAATTATTACATTCTTCTTTAGAGATACACCAGTTATTGCAATAGGTACAAACCAAACATTTGTTGACTTTATCGGTAAATTATCCACTAGTGCATCTAATTTCTTGTATGAAAAAGGTGGAATATTCAACTTTGAGAATTTAGGTAACTTGGAATTATTCAATAATGTGCAAATCGCTGATCAAGATATTGCTAATTATGTAAAAGGATTCAAATTAAAAAACAATGAAATAGTCACCATAAAAAATATGAACATTACAGGCAAAGCAGGCAACGATGATGTTTTCGTTAGTATTGAAGGATCTCTTAGTAAAAAAATAACAATCAAAGATTTGGAACTAAAATTAAATGATACAGATGCAATAATAAATATCAAACCTGATATTGCAGATGATGCTAATGTAGTAATTAGTAACGTAATTCATGAAGGTGGAAACAGTAAATTTTTCAAGAAAAAAGCAGAAGCACCATTTAGTGCAACTGCTGCTCATGACGTGGCAAGCCTTGTTATCCTTCCAGTTGTTAATGATGGTGGAAATGCTGCATTTGTCGGCACTAATCTTTCAGAAGTATTTGACAATGATCTTGTTACTCATGTAAGTTCTAGTGAGCCTAGCTATAATGTAGCAAATTATGAAGTGTTTGGGCGTAGTGGTGTAAAGTATAATCTACGTCACCCAATCACCAAAGTACCAATAGCTTTTGCAGGTGATCCATCAATATATCCAATAGCAAGCACAACAAAAACTAGAGTAACAGCAGCTAGAACTACAGGCCTAGCTAGTGGCATCTATGTTGATCTAAAATTAGATAATTATACTCCAGCAAAAATAAGTGGGCCTGTACTATCGACTCAATTCGATCTTAGTATTCCTTTTACTGGTCCATCAGAAGCAGGTGAATATGAAGCAGAAATTGGTGATATTACAGCAGTAGCAGATGCAGGTGCAGTTAATGCCATTGCATCAGTTAGTACATCAGGTGATGCAGTATTTGATAAGGGCAGCGCATTAGTCAATGTACAAGATGGTGATATTATGGTTCATTCAACATTTACACCCGAAGTAGCTTACAATGTTACAGGAATCGTACTAGGAAAAACAGCAAATACATACAGACTATTATTAGCTGATGGCTCAGTTTTACAATCAACAGGTACAACAGATTCAGGCTCAGGTAAAGTATCACTCACACAATTTACCAGCAGATCACATAATCAACCAGTAGGCAAACCAATTAAAGTAATCACTGAAAATTACCCTGATTTAACAGGTTCTATTAGATCAATTGGTGCTGAAACTTCACCTAGTACATTTACAATGAGAACTATATTTATCTCAGGCTCAGGCAGTGATACAGGAACCTGGAATACTAACTCTTTAGATCATACAGATCCGAGAGTAAACGTATCTAATTCATCTAATTCTTCATCAAAGAATATCATTACAGTAAAGGTATTGCAAAATACATCAATCAGTTTCACTCCTACTACTAGTTTTGCTCCTTATGACGTTGGAGTAGGTGGTTCAATAGTTGGTAAAGGTGTGCAGCGTTGGCAGTTAATTGATGCTCAAAAGATGAGAATTAGATACATCGGATTAACACCATTTGACGGTATGTGTAACATGGTACAAACTCTATTATCAAACGGATCAGAAACTCATACATTCACTATGAGAAAATTTGCAGGTGGTATAGGTACAGGTGTCACTTTTGAAGAAGAATCAGGGCCAGTACAACTTAACGCAGAAATTGTTGTACCATACAATGCAGAAGTGCAAGCAGTATTTGGTGATGAATTTGAACCAAATGTAAAACAGGCATCAGGTACTAATCCACTTAATGTAAGAAACGTATCATTCACATTTGAGGAATAATAATAAAATGGGATTACCTAAAGTCTGCAGTGAAAAATCATTCAAAGTAGCTACTGGTTCAACAATTACCACTGTTATTATTGCACTTTTGGCAGTGTTACAACCAGGCATCAATGCTAATGCTGATGATCTCATGGCAATCAATGATAAAATTAACCAAATAGACAAAACAACTGCAACAGCAATAGCAGTATCAAATGAACGCTTTATACAAATTGCAAGAGATCAGGCCCACACAAAAGACAACACCAAAATGATTTATGACAAACTAGATGATCTATACATCATTGTTTGTTCACATAATGAGTTTAATTGTACTTAATTTTAAATATGGTTTCATAATTCATAATTTCATGCCTAATGATAGCGAACAGATCAAAAATTTTGCTCTAATTGGAATTGCATTAAATACTGCAGCAGTTGAAGCAGTAGACTCAAACCAAGCCAAAGCAAAAAAGCTACTAAATGAAGTGATAGACAGAACAAAAGTGATGATTTCACAACTATCACCATAATCATTTTTTTTAAAATAAATCTATAAATATCAATTTTATCTCAAATTATTATGAGCTTAAAAACTCTCAATTCAAAAAAATGGACAGCAGCAACTTTTGCTGGTACAATCACTACACTAGTTTTGTTTGTACTTAATGCACTAGGTATTACAGCAATACCACAAGAAACAATATACCCAATGATCTTGATGGTGGTTTCAATGTTTGTAACAGGTGCAGCAAATAAGCACAGTAAAAGAAAAGCTGAAACTGAACAGAAAAAAATCATTATACATGATGATGTAAAATCATTTAGTGGTGACGGTTGGTTTAGTGTTGCAGAATTTAAGAAAAGTGCAACACATGGTAATGTAATAGAGCATGGCACAAAGCTCTTGACTATATCATCTGATAAAGTAAGATCATACCTCACTGTAATACTACGTGATGCAAACCAAAATGTGTTAATGATTGATCAAGGCTCTGCAGGCAAACCATGCAGACTGAAACTAGCTGATAGAACTGGCAAAGATTTACCCAAAGGCAACTACAGTTTGGTTGTTCAAGGTGACTATGGATCAAGTGATGCAGTGCGTGTAACTGATCAATTCAGCATCAACTAAATCTTTTTTTCTTTTTTTTAAATATTTATTAATGAACTGTTTTATGTTAATCTGGGTTAATACGCATAGTGTAATATTCATGAGTTGCGTGCAGTAGTAGATGTCTTTGCAAGGACAAAAACTAGAAATGGCCCACGATTTAATTTTATATTTTAAAATTTATTAACATTAACCAATCATACCAATCATGTCTTTACCATTAACTGAAATGCTAGTAGGTTCATTTCTAACAAAAGCAGAACGGATAAAATCAATTAGAGAATTAGCATTATCAATAAAAACTGAAACGTTACCTGATGATGATATCAACAAAATTGCAGTGAGAAAAGATAGAAGGGTTTTCAATCTCACTGCCAAATCTGATTGGACTGACACAGATGAAAAATTCCCACTAGTAATTGATGCATCAAACTGTTACACAGCTATAGAAATCCTAATGGGAGTGGCAACACCAGATGCACTATCAGAAGCAGATGCTTTAACACTAAAAGCCAATGAAACAATCAAAGAGATTAATGATCAATCACCACTTGCCATTACAAATGAAACACTAACAACAGAAGGCATTGGCAGCAGTAACAACAAAGGACACTTCAATTAATTATAATGTCAGCAGTAACATACAACTATCTAGTAGGAACATTTGAAGATCCAGCAGAGTCAATTAGAAAATTCATTTATGACAATTGGATCATAGCAAACACTGACAATGTAAAGCCAAAAATGTATTCACCACTAGGCTTTGATACCTCAGTGGCATCAACTGTAACTGCAAAAGAGCATAGACACGCAGACTGGAACAAGCCAAAGACAGGTGACTTTATCAGATTCACATTATTCAATACAGAAGAAGTTGATGCAGCTAGTTTATCAAACAACATATCACGTGCATATTGGAATGTTTCAGTTGATGTGTTTGCTGTAAATTCTTACAGACTAGTACTATTCATGCAAGAAATTGAAAATGTAATGTTTAAACATTTGACAAATACAATTAATCGAATCAACAAAACCAATGGCCAAGCAAGCGCCATTGCATCAATTAAAAAACAGGTGTTTGTCTGGTCACCAATTGGTGCATACTTTGACACTGGAATTATTAGGGGAAAAAATACCGTTATTGGTTGCACCATTGAAAAAGTGCTAAGTTAATGTTATAAACCACTATGCCATCTAAAATAGTAACAAAATGATCAGTCATTCTAAATTAATTCTACTAAAAAGAACAGAGCTAGAATCATTGCTAGCTAAAAATAACATTTACCAGCCAAAAGGCATGATTGATGAATCACTAATTGATTTCTGTACATCTAGATTGCATGGTATTGAGTTTATCCACATTGATGAGCAAATAAAGGATGGAAAAATTATACAAATACTGCAAAAACCAAAGCCACCTGTACCTGGTGAAAAATGCCCACACTGCAGCAACGCAGAATTGAGATTTTACAATGTACCAAAAGATACAGCTTATTATGGTTTCAAGCAATGTGGTTTTTGTGGCATTGTACTTACACCAGAAGAAATAAAAAAACTAGGAGCTAATACAAAGTAATATGGCTGCACAAAAACTAATCACTCAACGTAATACAAAGAAACACCCACAATATGTTGTAGAAGGAATGACAGCAGCAACATATGGCATAATACCTGCAACACCAACTGCAAAAGCATTGGGCATTAATGCAATTATAATTAACAACAGTGATCCTATTGCAGTTGAACAGGTTGAAGCAGGCAAATTTGACAGATCAAAGAAAAACAAAATTTCTGAAAATGTATCTATAACAATAAGATACAACATGACAAAATCAGTAAACGACACAGACACATTACTATCAATTGGTAATACTGTAACATTCCCAACATACAGTGCAAAAACACCAGATGAATCAAGAGTATATTTCGATTCATATATCGATAATTCTAACGTAGAAATTTATAGAACTTTTCTAGGTTGCAAAGTCACTAGCTGGACCTACACAATAGACAGAGCTGGCTATGTAACAATGGAAATCAATTATTTTTGCAAACTAGCTATTGAAAACTCAACAGTACCAACAGGTGTTGGTTCAACAACAATCACATTTGTTACTACTGCATTAACTGATGATGCATACAAACATGGTGATGCAGGTGCAACACCATTTACTTATGATGCTGTTGCAAAATCATTTTCAACCATCACAATCACATGCACCATCACAGAAGCGCCACAAGATGCAATTGGAACAGAAACAGCATTAAACGTGACACCAACAACCAGAAGGATCACAGGATCAATATCATTATACAAATTAGGTAATGCATTTCAGGTTAATGCACTAGCACTAACACCCGAACCTGCAGTTTATACCTTTGACAGCTCAGCAGCAAGCACAATGACATTCACAGACTTTTTATTTTTACCATCAAACGAAGAATTTTCAGGTGATGATGCAACAGCATTAATGGAAATCAAAAGCTTTGAAGCAGATGCGCTGGTAATAGCAATTTAGATGTGTGATAATTATGGAAAAAAAATCACCCAAAACAACTGAAACTGTTGAACAAATCAAGACAAATGTATCAAAATCATCTGAAAAAATCAAACAAGACAAATTAAAGAATGAAGCACTAGAAAAATTAACAACAGAAATTAATGAATACACAAAAAACCCTGATATTGGTGTTGATTATGACAAATTACACTGCTACATTCACAATCACAGATGGCATATCAAATCAAATGCACATATCAGCTCAATTAGAAATTCAATAAGAGATTGGTACATAGAATTATTGGAATTGCCATCACAAATTAAAACATCATTAGACGTGTACAAAATTCAACCACAATTTGATGCACTATCAAAAAAAATACTTGAAACTGGACTATCAGATTTTGATTATGACAAAGAAGCTGATGATCCTGAGCTTGGACCTGTTGCATTAAAACTATTGGCACAGGAATTAGCAGCTTTTTTAGTGGTAAGGGGTGGCAAGGTCGCAGCTACGCACTCAAAGATGCTGCAGAAACAGGCTCTATTAGAGCATTTGAACGATTAAAATTTTACCCTGACTTATCTAAAAAATTTGATGTTACAATCTACTTTAGGAATGGTTATGGCAATCTCTTTGAATGTCACAAGTTTGTTTTTAACAAAAAAGCAACAAAAGCAGACATGATAGAATACAACATCATATTTGGTTCAATGAAATGAGCAGCCCAATCAAAGGCAAAGTTAACTTCACTGAAATTCAAAAATTTTTTGATGATTTTGAACAAAGAATTGCAACACTGAAAAAAAATGTATTAATCAAAGCTCAAGAATTATTATTAATCACCATCAAAAGACTAGCACCACGAAACACAGGTACTTATGCTGACTCTTGGATAAATGGCCCAATTACTGACAACAGCATGACCATTGAAACACCACTAGGCCAACTATACATGATTTTAGAATTTACTGGTGCTGCAGCACAAAAACGCAGAAGGAAACCACCACAAAAACCCTATGTATTCAAAGATGCATCAGGCAATACAGTTTTCACATACAAAATTGATTGGCCTGGCTTTGAGAAAATACCACATGCAAGAATTGCTTTGGAGCTAACCATGGAAGAGCTAGGTGATATTCTTAAAGAAGAATTTGCTAAAATTTTTAAATAAAAAGGTGGAGGAATTTTTCAAATTTTTTACAATTCAAATTATTCTATGGTTTTAAACAATCACGTATCACCAAATCATTGTACACTGAATTGATCTCTTTTTCTAAGAGTTTGTTATCTCGAATCATTCTATCAATTCTGTCTTGATCTGGTGTGTTGCTGTTTCTATCATCATCTATCATGTTTTGCCTTCGCTCATGCAATGTTATTGTTGCTTCTAGATTCACTTTTCTTTTCTGACATGAATCTTTTGTATATGGCTCAAAACCATCATTCCAAGATACAGTACCAATTTCAGGTACAACATTTGCCCAAGCATCTTGCCAATCTATAACCTGGTGTTTTTGTATTTCCTGTGTAACAGGTATTGCATCAATTGTTGCAACCTGTTCTGTACCTACATCTTGAACTGCAATAGCTGCTACCATCACACCTACTATGATTATTGCAATAATTGCAATAGGTATTGTTTTGCTATTTGACATGTTATGTCTAAAACACATCTTGTTTAAGTGTGTTATGATGATAACATGAATGAATTAATAATACAAACACAATTTTTATTTAAATCGACTTACACCATATTGTATTGTCTGCTGAACAACTCAAAGGAGTAATTGAAGTTGAATTTGATGAAGGTGATGTTGTAAAAGCTGCAAAAAGTACATCTGGTGCAATTGGTACAATGGGCAAATCCATTGAAAAAGATTTAGATGATATTGGCAAATCTGCTGATGGTGCTGCATCTGATTTACAAGGAATGGGTGACAAAGGATCACGCTCATTTGATAAATTAGAAGCTGGTGCAGATAGCGCAACAGCATCAGTTAAAGATACAGCACTTGAAGTTGTAGCACTAGGTGAAACATTCAGTGGTGTTGCAGAATCAGCATTTGGATTTGCAGAAAAATTACTATCAGTAGAGCGTGCAATGGTAGGTATTGAACAATCAGCACTTGGTTTGTCAAGACAGATTGAAGATTTTGAAACTGCAATGAAAAATGGTGAATTATCAACACGTGATCAACAACGTGCAGTACAAGATATTCAAGCAGTTTACAGAGATTTTGAACTGCAAGGCAGAGAACTTGAAGGACAGCAACAAGCACTTAATGGTGAATTTGTTTCTTTTGGTTTACAAATGTTAACAACAATCACAGTTAGTGGTGTGATGCTAAAACAATTAGGTTTAACAAATGTTGCACTAGTCAAACAAAAGATTGCATTATTGGCAAACAGCAGAGTTTTAAAATTTTTGAAATTTGATCTGGTAGCTGCTAGGGCTGCATTTGTTACAACTACTGGTGCAATGGGTATTATGACATCATCAACCAGAGTGGCCACCTTCTCTGTTGCTGGTTTGCGTGCAGGTATTCATGCAACCACGCTGGCATTAGGTCCAATAGGCATTGCAATTATTGCAATTACTGCAGCCTTTACCATCTGGGAAACAAATGCATTTGGTGTACAAGAAAAGATAGCGCAATTATGGGAGACATTAAAGCAATTCATACCAACTTTAGTTTTATTAGAAGCTACAACCAAAGCACTATTTCCACCAGAAGAAATTAAAAAAGTTGGCCAATATGGCATTGAACTTGGTGGCCTAGATGATGTAGCAAAAAATGTTGATGGCCAATTTGCAACACTAGATGAAACCACTGGTACTTACACTACAACCATTGGTACTATGACAACAGCAAATCGTGAAGCAATTGAAGTTATGGGCACTGGTGGCATTGGCACTATGGATGAATCATTAACTGGTGCATTTAATTCAGTTGGTGAAGCAATCAATGAAACCACCCAGGCACTTGTGATGCATCAAGGTTTAATTTTTAGTGCTACTGGTAACATGATTGATCTATCAAAACGTGTGGGTAACACAAATGATGTTTATAGAATATGGCAAGAAACACTGAAAGGTGTAAACAAAGAACTTGGTGAAAATAGTGTTTGGTTGGACAAAGTAAAAAAAAAACAAGATGAATTAAACAACTCTGAAAAACAGAGTGGCATCATTACAACACCATCAGATTTTACAACTACACCAGATGGTGTAGTGCGCAGACAGCCAACCAGACGTGGACTAGTAACACAAGAATTTTTTAACTCATTGCCACCAGAATTAAAATCAGGTTTCAGGCCCACACGTGGCCCAGGTCCAGCACCAGGTACTAGGGAACGTTTAGCAAGAGCTAGATCATTTAGAAATTCAGTAGCAGGTATTATTGCTCAAGCATTAACAGGTCGTGGCCCTTTAGACAGAACCCAATCAGGCATTGCACAAAGAAATCAAGCTACAATTACCTCAATTGTTACACCAATCAGAACAGCCCGAGCTATGGGTTTATCATTTTATCAAGCAGCATCACAAACAGTTGGTGAATTTAACAAATCTGCACAATCAGCTAGAGCAGCTATAGCAGCAGAGCAGCAAAGAATTTTTAATGAACGTGTTAGCTCCTTTGGTATTTTATCAAGGGAATTAAGAGTAAATGCAAGAGATTTTGTAACAAGATCAGAGCAAGAATCAATTGCAAATTTTGCAGAACTAGTAGATTTGGACACTACACAAATATCAAACCTACAAGCTAGACAATTACTAGCAGCAGGCAGCAGTGAACAAAGCACCAGGAACAGACGAAACGCAACAGCACACAAATTGGCTTTTTTAAATAGACAGGAAATGATACAAAACTTACCATAATGAGTTATCCATTAAACCACAATGCAAGAGGATTGGCAGCAATTCTAGTAGTTTTTGATTTGACTGGTACAGAAATGTACAGATATGAAATGCCATCTGTAGCTGTAACACCTGTGCAAAATTTCCCATTCACAGGTGTTGATCTCAACATGGGAATCAATGAAAATTCTGGTTTAATTTCAATTTTCATAGATGATAGAGATAAAAATTTTATTGAAAATATTGGTGGTGATATCAGATCAAAATTCAAGCCTGGTTGGACCATACAAATATTTTGTGGCAAAGAGCCTGCATCAGTCACCCTGTGGGCATTAGCTGTATTGCAAGACATTGATCTAAACTACGATACCAACAATTTTTTTCAAACTTTACATTGCAATGGCTATGGCATCAGACTACAACACAGATATTCAATAATGAAGCGCTCACAAAAAAGACTAGCTGATGCAATCACACCTGATCCAGCAGATGTATCAACATATGTTTCACAATTATTCAAAGACGTTTTAATTGATACTGATCATCTAGCAACACAAGGTTTGGGCCAACTAGATATCACAACAGGAAATGTACAAGAAATTGCAATCCCGATTGCAGAATTTGATAAAAATATTGTATCATTTGGTACTATTCTCACAGAGCTTGCAGTAATGGGTTTTGCTTGGTATGGAGTTGATCAAAACAAGGTGGCATTTCTATACAAAAAAGGTGAAGTGTCCAGTGGTTTTCTTGTATCAAATGACACATCACCTGAACCAAATGATACTTCACTTTGGGCCACAGATAAAAGAATGTTTTTCAGAAACATGCCAAACATAATCCATGATCAATCATCTGACTCAGCCTTTAGTATCTTGCAAGCTGTAGGCGCTCAAAGGTTGGTGGTGGACCATGATAAACAAGTACACACCACTAGTGACATTGACACAAACAATGCTATCTTTGCCTTCAAATTTGTACCAATAGTTGACAATGTTGCACAGATTATTGTATTTCTTAGCAGCTCAGGTGCAATTGGTTCTGATTTAATTGTATCAATTGTTGGTGAATCAGGTGGCAACCCAAATTTATTAAACATAAGAAAATCAGTAACAATTAACAGCGCCCAGCTTCAAAAAGAAATTGATGTAACAGGCAAATTCTTTAAAATTAGATTTGATAAAATACCAGTGACAAAAGGTGAAACACTATTTGTTGTATTCAGTAAAACAACTAACGTAGGTGTGAACGCATTGAATCTGTCATATGAAGCAGGTACAGGCAATTATTTTAGATCAACTGATGGTGGTGCATCATGGACTACACCAGCAGGTGAACCAGCTTTTGTAACTTACAGCTCAAAAAACACAAGAATCATTGCAGAAAGTGCAACAACTACAGGCAAACTACTACCAAAAGAAGCAATAATTAACCTGCCTGACACGCCAACTGAGCAAGCTGTGTTTCAGGTTCTTGAATCACTGCTACAAACTTTGACCAAAGTTATCAGAAATTATGATCCAATCACTGTATCAACTCCAAATGTACCACCAGAATTAGGCAAATCAATAAGGCTAATCAACACTAATCTAAGTATGGACACAGAAGTTGATTTGATTGGCTACAGTTTATCTATCAATGCACATGATAATTCAAATCGTGGTGCAACTGAAATGCAGCTAATGTTTCAAGGAATCTACATCTAATGCCATCACCATTTGATTTTGCAGCAAATCCTACACCATCAACTAGATCATTAAATGTCACTGACTTGATCAGAAATTACACAAACCTAATCAAATCATTGCCACGTCAAGAAGAAGATATTATTATTCAAGGTTTCAGGTTACAAACAGAATTAGACATACATGATTTTGAACTAATAACTGGTACACCAGAAGATGTGATACAAGATGAATTTGTTGATCATGTTGATCCTGTTGCATATCATGTTTCCATACCAGCAGTTGTACATTCAGATCCTTTAGTATATGACAACAGTAATGCATCAGGTGTTACATTTCCAACACCTGATGCTGGTATTGGCAACAAATTTGCAGGTGCAGTAGTAACACCTGGTAATAAATATATGATAATTAATGATGATCCAGTTTTAAAACCTAGTGATAAAATAACAATTGCATGTCAAGTTTACATACCAACCAGCCCAACACCAACAAGCCATCACTTAATTTCAAAAATTGATGCAACCAATGGTTATCTCATAGATTATAACAACACCAATATTACATTTGGTATTGTTACTGCAACAGGTTTTGCACAACTGGCATTGCCCTACCCAAAAGATGTTTGGTTTTCTATTGTTTTTTCGTATAGCTCAACATTTGGCATACGTGGAAAAATAAACAATGGTACATTATTTTCTAACACATCAAAAACTGGTGCAATATCACACACAGCAGTACGATTAACTATATTTGCAGATAGAACTGGTACTTTTAATGCAACATCTGGTACTGCTATTGCTTGGTTAGTAATGCTGCATGGTGAAGTATTAGCAGCTACTTCATGGACCACTGATTATGAAAATGGAATAATAGATAAAAATACAGTGACTAACAGCAACTTTGAAGAAATTACAACTATACCATACTTGGGTGATTTAGAAGCTCAAACAAATATGACTTCTGGTTTGTTTGTATCTAGTTAAAAAAAAGAAAAGAAAAATATGATCATAGATCATATTTTGATTTTAACATTTTGTTGTAAATTCCATCTATCCTATCTAGTAATGGTTGGATCTCTTGTTTCCATTTTGGTACAATTGGCATCATTTCTTTTCAATAACTGTTAGACGTGCATTGATATTAAATAATTCTGTTTCAACCTTTTCAATTCTAATTGTTAAATCAAGTATTTTCATTGCACTTCTTATTGATAAACCCATTACAGATCGTTGTATTGCCATAAATTGCTTCAAATTTGGATCTGTTGCTTTTTCACCAATTATTTTACATCTTTGTAGCAATTCGATATGTATTTCTCTTAAATCTTTCATTGTTTCATCATGTTCATATGTTATTTCATTTCACCCCCTTGGTTTGGCTCACAAAATTTCTATTTAACAACAACAATCAAATTTATTTACATCTAATTCATTACAATAACAGATTCATGGACACCATCAATGATAAAATCAATAGAATTACAAATGATCCAGGTTTATCAAGTGGCATTTGGAATGTTGCATTATGGAATGAATCAGATTATCCCGAATTAGCTATTAACAATCAACATCTTTTAGGTAAGATAGATAAAATTTTTGCAGAAATTGCAGCAACAGACAGAAACACAGTCATTGAACCTTTACAGCTAGAAGTACAAGCTTTTGGCAAATCCTTCTTTGCTCAAAGAGATATCTGTAACATTTTGCCAAACATCGGTTTAACTGAAATGGCAAAACGCTCAGTTGGTACATCTACTACAACTAATGTAGCTCATGCAATTGGAACAGACAACACAACACCTGCATTAACTGACACACTACTTGGTGCAGAAATTTTTAGAAAAGCAATAGGCACAAAAACTGTAGTTGGTCAGACAGAACGATACGGATCTGTTTTCACTGGTTCTGAAATTGCAAGCCCACCAAAAAATATTGTTGAAGCTGGCATATTCACTGTGTTAACTGCAAACACTGCAATCATCATTGCACATGTCACCTTTACAACATTCGTTTTAGATGTTGGCAAATTATTCACCATACAATCAAACATTTCACACAAAAATGGTGTAGCAATATAACATGGCAGCACCAGTAGATGCACCATGGGCCAAAACCAATGCAACTGATGCAGATTTAAACAAAACAACATATGGTCAAGGTCCATTATTCCCTACTGTTTGGCCTGTTCAAAGATTATTTCTAAGAACTGATCAAAATAAAATTTATACAAACATTGGTACACTAAATTCACCAGTATTTACTTTGATTACAGGTACAGCAGCAGGTGCTATTATTGATTTTGCAGGCCCAATTGCACAACACCCACTAGGCTATCTAAGATGCAATGGCAATGCAGTATCACGTGGTACATTTAGTGTATTGTTTGCAGTAATTGGTACAACATATGGTGTTGGTGATGGTTCAACAACTTTCAATGTGCCAAATTTAGAAACTGATAACAAATTCACTAGTGCTGCAGATGCAGATGGTGATCTAAATAATAACGATGGTGAAAATACAACCACATTAACTGTTGCACAATTGCCATCACACAACCACCCATATGTTGACACTGTACTTATTGGTGTAGCTGGCAACCATGTTACCAGTGGTAACACCACCGTATCATCATTTAGCAACTCAGCAACTAACAAAACAACTAGCAATACAGGCAGTGGTACATCACACAACAACAGGCCAAGCAATCTTAAAGTATTCAAATTAATCAAAACTTGATATGTTGAACAATTCACCTGAAATACTAGTTGTAGATGATTTTCTATCAACCAACCAATTATTTCAATGCCAACAGGAAATCACAGCTAACAAATCAAAACGTGAAGCAGAAAAAAATGGCAAACATGCATCATATTCTAGATATTACCCAGATGTAAACACAATGATCCCAAACACAATTAATGATACTTTATTCACTGACAAAATCCACAATTTAATCAAAGATTTTCACGATGGATTTTGGAAATTATTTAATGAACAACTAGCACTAGGTTTTGAGGTACAAGTAACAGCATACAAAAAGAAACTAAAAAACAAATATGATTGGCATGTTGATCATAGAATTGAGAATGATAGATATCCTGGCATCAGAGTTTTGAATTATATTTTGTACATGTCTGATGTTGCAGATGGTGGTGAGCTGGAAATAGCAGATTATTATGGCAAACATGATCCAAATCGCAAAAAATACAACATCATCAAAACCATCAAGCCAAAAACAAACAGACTAGCACTAATGCCTTCTTGGATGGTCCACAGAGTAAAGCCAATAAAATCAGATGATACCAGGATCACAATCAATGGCCATGTTTTTCTACAAAGTATTCAAATGATAAATAATAAATTCAACATTGTTGTACAATAATTAACATGTCACGACCAGAAGAAGAAACACCAGAAGAAGAAACACCAGGCCCAGAACCTACACCAGAACCTACACCAGAACCAATACCAGAACCTACACCAGAACCAATACCAGAACCAGAAGAAACACCAACACCAACACGTGATCCCAGAGAACCACCATTTGAATTAACTTCACCAGAATCAACATCACAATTACCACCAATGACACACCCTAAAGCAATTGAAAAAGCTATAGTAGAACTAATGAAATTTCAAGATACTTTTGTCAGACATATGGCTGATGAACTTTTGGCACTGTACAAATCAACACCAATCAACCCACACAAAAGACTTGTTGATATTCCTTTTTCACAAATGACAACAGATGAATCAAAAGAATTTTTACAATTTCAGACTTATATCTATTCAACACTTAACGTGATCTTCAATTCATATGCTGAAAAAATCAAAACAACAGACATTGAAACACATGAAAAATTAAAAACTGCTGAAAAATAACTAATTTTTATATCATTACTTCTTTGTATCATCAAGTGGTAATAGTCTGTGCAGGTTTGTTGTTAGTGTACCTGCCTACCAATGCAATTGTGGCTATTACCACCCACTCATAATATCACTGTGTTATACTGATAACACATAATAACCCCAAAGTGGTACAGATATCATGAGTAAAACACTAACACAAAAAAGCCATAGTACATCAAATGCAATAGATTTTTCAAAAATTGCAGTTGAAAGCACACAAGGCTTGATCAAAGACGATTTATTATTAGAATTTGATCAACTTGAAAATACAATCAATGAGTCATGGGATTTGATATCTTAATGTCTGACTGTACAAGCTGCCACCTAAGATTAGAAACATGCCAAGGCCATGTTGCACCATTTTGTGCAAATGAAGAATGTAAAAACTTTGACAAAAAAGCAATGTCAAAAGCAATTGCATACATCAAGAGGTTAAATAGATAATGTCTACAATGAAGTGTAGATGTGGATCAGATGATAAATTAATTATCGTCAAAGGCATCATCACCAGAAAAGCAGACAACAAGCCACACGTTTGTTTGGGCAATCAAGATACAATAGCACCAGAACCACCAACACCTGCAGAAGCAGCAGCAGAAATTGGCATCATACCAGCACCAGGTGAAACATACACCATAGAAAAAATCAGAGCTGCATACAAGCACATCAGGTTGATTGAAAAAACACTACTTGATGAAGATGTAGAAGTCTATGATGGCAAGCTACAAAACAACCTGCCAAAACTAGGTATGATAATGAAGATGGTGGATAACATTCTCAAGGAAAAGCCACATGATCTTTGATGAAAAACGTGTAGTTATCACCACTACAATCAACTCAGTTGAAGATGTAAAAAAACTAATCACTGTAGCAGTTGATCGTGTCACCTACAAATACAACATGTCAAATGGCAGCATACATTTTACAACTTTGATGCACATGTATTTTGAAGAAATAGAAAAAGTTAGATTGCTTGTATTAGGTGCAATGCCAAAATCTAAAGGACCATTGAATTAATAATGAAATCCATACAAATCATCAAAACATATTGTATCTGTGACTGTGGATGTATCAACACACCTGACAATTGCAAAGATTGGATGTGTAGCTCTTGCAGTGGCCAAAACCATTTGGGTGATCGTACACAATGAATGGTACAGTAAAATCAGACTCATCACAGAACCTATGGCGCACACCAAAAGGTGACAAATTACTTGGTCGTGGACCATACACAATAAACAAGCTGATAAAGGAGTTTAATCTAATATTAGATCCCTGCTGCAGTGGTCCAATTGACTCACTGATCCACATAGAAGATGGTGGTAAATTTTTCACAAAAGAAGATGATGGCCTAGCTCAAGAATGGAAATACAACAGTATCTTCAACCCACCATTTGCTAAACTAACTTACAATGATGATGGCACAGTCAGAACAAAGTATGATTTAAAATTAAAAATGGATGTTCCAATGTACAAATCAGCAATTGAGGATTGGATCATCAAAGCAGTATCACAAGTTGTACAACATGGCATAACAGCTATCGGTATTCTACCAGTCTATACATCACCTAAATGGTTTCACCAATACATCAATGGCATAGTACCAGTTGAATTTATCAATGGGCGTGTACATTACACAAACCCAGATGGCAAAACAGGATCACCAAACTTTGATACTATGCTAGTTTTTTGGATCCCTAGAAAGTAACATCAACATCTAATCTGCAATACATGTAAATACCTTACATCATAATTACTTCTAGTGGCAGTACAACAATTTGGAATAATGGACCAGGCAGATGAAGATATTTGTCAAGTTGAAATTGAACAATATAACAATTCCATGTCAAACAAAACAGAAATCATATTATCTGCAGCAACTAAATTAGAAAAATCAGAAAAATACAAAAAACCAGACATTGCAAACAGAATAGTAAAGCTATTCCCTGAATGGAAACGCTCAACTATTTACAATGCACTAGATGAAACTTTCAAAAGAGAATACAACGACTCATCAGATGATGATGCACAACACCAGACAACTTTGCTTGAAGAAATTTTCTATCATTTGATTGACACATCAGAAAATCTTAAAAAAATTGCAAAAACAATAATCAAGCGCTCAACAGAGTCAGTTGAATTAGCAAAAACACTAGATGAAGAATTAACACAGGCCATTCACAGTTTGCATGATGATGATTACTTTAATGAAATCAAATCTGAATTGTCTAACATTAGACAAATACAAAACCTGGTTGAATTTGCAAAAAAGATGGCATTTGATACACAATTAATTGCAGATAAGATAGATTCAAGACAAAAAATAGATATGGCAATGAAATTGGGATTAAAATTAAAACTTACTCTAAGTTTACCACGAACACTTGCAAAGAAACTGGCAATTTCACCAAAATGGATTTCACAAATTGACAATGACTCAACAATTTTAAATTTTATTGAAAATGTACCATGCTGCCCAAAGTGTTTGTTTAATTTCAGAGATTACATCAATGAATGTGATGCTGCAGAAAAAGCAGGTTTACCAAAACCTGAAATCAAATAGAATTCTAGCGATCAACAACAAAAATTTTTAAACTATTCTACATTAACCAATCATAGCATGGTAGGCATAGGTAAAAATTCATGTTTATGTAAATAATGGTCACTCACATGAATAAAAGGCAAAGGGAATTTTGGTTAAGAAAAAAAACTATTGGTAAATATCTTTTCTGTAAAGGTTGCTGTATCAATTTAAACTGGTACAAAGATCCACAAGCATTAGTTGATCATAAAGATAATATCCCAACAAACAACACAGATGAAAATATACAAATCCTTTGTAGAAGTTGTAATCATAATAAAAATTCGAGAGGTAAAGCAAAATCAAAAAAACAAAAACCAAAACCAAACAACCCACTACAACAATTGACACGTTCAGAAGCTACAAACCTTAGAGCAGAACCACAATTTAGAGAATGGGTAGTTAATAGTGTAAAGTCTTGTGGCCTTGATGGTTTTGAAATAGAAGATGCAATTAACTCTGGTGCAGAAATGTTTAGTGTTTCAATTGCAACAACACCAAAATGGTTAGCAAAAATGACTTCACCAGCAGGCAAACTACGTGTCATTGGTGCATGTCTATTTACCAAACATGACGTAGATCGCAATTTTGACGAAGATGGCAATGTAAAAAACAATTTTTAAATCCTATTTTCAAACACGCCTAAATTAATTTATCATTATTAATCTTTAGGGTAGAGCACAAATTTTTAAATTGTGTGTGTGAGAATCAGCTATAAACATTTTTTATTTTTTCTAGATACTCAGGCGTAGTGTCAATCTAGCTAGATCGACATATTGAAATTATTACAACTTTTTTTTACCTTCATAATATTTGATCTCTACCCTGTGACTATTTGCATTCTACATTGTGTGTGTGTGAGAATGATCGAGAGAATGTAAGATCGTGTATATGTTTATGTAAATGTATGAATGAATGTATGGTTAAACTACACAAACACATCAAAATTTACACCAGAAAAAAGTTAAAACGTGACTACAGTAAATGCAATTGGTGATCAATTATAGGCACTACCAACATTAAGAAATCAGTCAAGCAAAAGCACAAGAGAGTTACAGCTAAACAGCTAAAGCGCAGAGCAGAAGTATTATTTTTACTAATCAAAGGTTTCAATGTCACCTACATTGCAAACCATCTAGATGTAGCACACAACACAGTAAAACAAGATGTGCAAGACATGGTTGGTGAAGTTATAGACTGGACCAACAACCTTGCATTGGTTGCATGGCTCAAAAAAGTTGAAGAACTATACCAGGAAACAATATCATCAATTGATAAAATAATAAAGCTCCAGGATCAAATTATTGAACGAAGCACCTTTGATGGTGATTTCACATTCCCAGAAAACCCCTTCAACCCAAACACACAAGAAAAGCAGCATCTAAGACACCTGGAAATTCAAGGCCAAGTAATGACAGCATACTACACCAGGCGCAATGAATACAGTGAATATGCACAGCTAGAAAATGCCAAAAACAAATCTAAAGAACTACTAATTGGCATGACCACCCACATACCACTATTTGCAGCAACACAACGTTTAGCAATCAGCTTTGATCAAAACAAGCCACCAGAACTAGAAGCAATACCTAATGTTATCACAACACCATCAGAGCCAAAAACCAAATTAGATACTAATAAAAGCAAATAATACTTCTCAAAATCATTGAAACCTTCACGAAATAAACCAAACAAATCAATTTTAATTCTTCATACAACTAATCAAGTATCAATTGAGGATTTCAAATAATGCAATGCAATGATGATCTTTTTATAAAAAAGAAACAAAGACGAATATTTACAGATACAATTGGAGTATCAAAACAATGATACCAACCTGTACTGCATATGACAGAAGCAAAGTAAGCCCAGGTCATTCACGTGCAGAAGTTGAAGATATGCTTTCAACCTGGCACATCACCAAAACAATGTGGATGCGTGATGATCCATTAACAACATATTTTGTATTTGAAAAACCCTTTGATGGTGTAAAACAAGCACTTGCATACAAGGTAGCAGTACCATACATTCAAAAAAATAACAAAGAGTACGATGAAACAAGATCATACAGATTCTTTTATCACATATTCAAAGCAGCAATGCTAAACTTTGATATTGGAATGGAGTTTGAACAAATCTTTGGAAATTACCTTATAGTTGACAAACTAGCAGATGGCACACCATTATCAATACAAGATAAAATACATCAAAATCTTGTAGTAGGCAAAGTACCTGCACTGGTGATGAACTAAATGAAATCAGACGAAGTTAGATCACATCGTTTAAACTATTTACTACGTGCATATCGTAACAATCCAAATGAAAATGCACTATATGCAAGAGCATTTGCCATGAATGTATCACCAGCTACAGCACAAGAATACACAAAAACAGTTATTGCACAAGCAAACAAAATGAAACCATTAACATGATTACATGCAAATCTACCTGCACAACTTACAAGCCTACTGGTCCAGTGTACAATGGCATCAGGTATGCAGCAGGTCAAAAGCGCTGCACATTCTGTGATATCTTTATCATATGGACTGGTCGATACTGTCCTTGTTGTGGTACAAAACTCAGAACCAAACCAAGAAAAAAACAAGCAAAAGAGCAATACAACAAAATCATAGCTGCGCAGTAATGACAAATAATAAACATTGTTATACACATAACACATATTAAGCGCAGTGTGTTACACTCATAACAGATGGCAAAACCAAACACTCAATGTCTAAACGCTGAATGTAACAATCAATTTGTTTCATCAAAAGATCCAGCAGCAGTAACACAAAGAGCAAAGCCACAATGTACTTTATGCAACCAAAGGAATTGTAAAACAATATGAATAAACTGCTCTTACTAATTCCAATAATTTTTACGTTATTACTAATCCCAACAGCTATACATCAAGATGCATCAGCTACACATCAAGGTGGCCCACCACCAAACTCAGCAGATGAAGTGACTTTTGAAGTCAACCAAATTGGCAAGTCACTAAAAATTGATTGGGTATATGACAATGCAAATATTCCTTATGGAAACACAATGGAGAAATTTAATGTAATTCTAGATCCACAAGGCCATTGGAGAGATATAATTTACATCAATGCTGATCCTAATTGGAGATCATACACAGTTGACAACCTGACTGTAGGAACTGAATACATCATAAAGGTACATCCAGTTTCAGTAAATGACAAAGGCAATTATTATAGTGGTTGGTCAACACCACAAAATGTTCGTGTGTTGACACCTGCACATATATTGGATTCAGTTATTTGGGATTCTGATAAAAACGTCATAGTAGACTGGTCATACTTTGAACCAATAACAGATTCAGAACTTGTAAACATGATATTCTGGTCCGAAATTGGCAATCCATCAAACACAGATAATCTACTTCTTACAGGTGAACACACAACAGCAACAATACCAGACATTGACACCACAAAGAATTGGAATTTTAAACTATCATACTCTGCACCATCAGTAGGTGAATCTGATTGGTCAAACTCTATAACATTGGCAAAGTTACCAACACCTGATCCAGTAATGCCAAAAACATTTACACTTGAAAATACCAAAAACTCTGTAAAAATAAACATTAGTGAAGCAAAATTTTTATCACTACACACTGACAGACCAGAGTACTACACCTTCAAAGTATATCATTCAAACACTGAAAAAATAGATGCTAACCTGGTTGATTATAGTTTTGCTGTTTCAACAACTTTACCTACAATTTGGGATTTCAACAACAACAAATATCATACTGAAAGTTATCCATCATACAATACACGTGATGTTTTTCAACCACTCTATATGCAATGGTTAAATCTACAATGTGGCACAAATTACACAATTGATGCTGGCCAATATCTTCAAGGGAGTTGGACACCTGCAATTGTTGACACCTTCACCTTCACAGCTTGTGGTGCAGCAGAACCAACAGCACAACCAACAACACAACTAGAAGTAATGAAAAAGAAAAAACACAGCAGCACCAATGATCAGCCACCATGGTTAGGCATTGACAAAGATGGTAAAGTCAAAGTTGATGCTGGTGTAATAATTAATGGTTCACCAATAGATGCTGCAAATTTCCATACTACAACCATTATACCAAACACCACACTAGGCGCACTAAACCACATTCAATTAACATACCACGATGTTAAAGGCCCATCAAACATCAAATTAACTCAACTATGCAGTGTTGATGAGATTGGTACACCACTTGGTGCTGCTCAATGGTGTATTGAGGTTTACATCAACTACTTTGGCAATGATATCACAAACCCAACCATACAAGAAATCAAAGTAATTGATCTAGACAACAACATCACCTTTGATACTGCTGCACTAGAACTAAGAGAATGTACAGCAAATTCATCAGCTAAAGCATGTCTAACAACTCACATTACTTACAGTTACAATACAGTACCAAATAGCCCTGTCCTTGCTAGTAGTGCAGTAAACTACCAGCAAGCAACCTGGCACAATTATTTCAATGATGGTTTGAATGTCATTGATCCAAATCCAACTGCACCTGTTGTTGTTACTCCATACAAATATGAGTGCAAAGATCCAGCACTTGATACTATCAATGTACCAACTAGAATGAATTGTAACTTTAAAGACTTGATAGCATCAGAAGCACAAAGAGCCTTGGAGTCATTGAATCAACTTGAATAATAAAAACATACTAAAAATTATGAGTGATATTGTAACTGTAGATCATCAAATTGCAGAACTAAATATCAAACGAGGTAGCTTAGGTATGAAATTAATGAAGGAATTATTGAGTGATAATTAAAATGCCACGCATAAATGTCTACAAAGCCAAACCTACAAAATTATCTTATATCAAACAAACATACTATATTGGTGGCCTAGGTGTTGTTGTCTATAAATCAGGTCATGTATTGGTGACATATCCAATGCTACATAATAAAAAAGCAGCTTTGAATTTGAAACCAGGAACTAAAGAAGCGTTATTTTTTAAAAGAATGGTTAGGGAAAAATAACATGAATTGTCCAGTTTGCAACATTGTAATTTATGAAGAATTAGAATGCGCTGATCCTAAATTCTGTTGTCAATGTGGTGCATCACTTGATGCAACAGAAAATAATAATTTATCAATCACCACTGTTGAACTTGACAACCTGGTTGAATTTTTAGATAAAAATAACTCTATAGTTGAAGATGCAGCAATACCATTACACCATACAATGCTAACTTTGACATTTTTAATGGAAAATAAACTACTAAAACCAAATCCTATGACTTTAGCTATTCTTCAATACATGTTTGTATATTCAGACGAACACAGACATAAAATTTCAACTAATTCAGATGAAGTACCTTTTAGTGGTACAGGTAAAAAAAAACATTGATCAGAAAATTAATTGATTACCTCAAAGGTGTTGTTGAATTGCCACACAATGAGCTGTACATATGGAAATGCTTGTATTGTAATGCAGAAATTGATGGTGCAAACATGGATCTAGTAATTTTGCATGAAATCAAATTCAATCACAAGAAAAAGTGGCGCAGAATTAAAAAAGTAGACTGACAATAGAATGGATCTAACACAAGATAACTACAACTACCAAAACAGTACATACACATCTGGTTTTATCTTTGATTTTTGGAGCTGTGGATCTGCTCAAAAAGATGAATACAAAATCAAATTTCCTGGTGCATACCCTGCAGGTTTCTTAAAACGCTGGCGTGCAGCATTTGAATCTACTTTCTTAGAATCAAATAATACCATCTTACATGTTTGTGCAGGTCGTGTACCATTCAGTGAAGGACTCACACAAGATATCAAGCCTGATTACTCACCTGATTACAAATGCAATGCAGAAGAAATACACATCACATACCCAGAACTATCAAACAAATTCCAGTGGACCATAGCAGATCCACCATACAATCAAGCTGCATCAAAAAAATATTATGACATGCCACTACTAAACAAACACAAGATGCTAAAGAGCATGGCAGCAGTAACAAAACCAGGTGGCTACATAGGAATACTTGATCAAAATGCCCTAATTGGCAAACCTGCAAACCTAAAGAAAATAGCACACATTGCAGTGACATCAATACCAAACACTGATGCTAGACTATTCACTGTATATAGAAAATTATCATAGTTAAATACAAATTTTGTGAGCCAAACTAGGGGGTGAATTATGAAACAAACCAAGTATAGCAAAGGAAATGAAATCTCTGTACTTCTAGATGAAATAGATATCATTCATAGAAGTACAAGACACATGGAAATTCTATCAAATCTTAAGCCTGTGCAAGGCATCAAAGCAGAAAAAATTGATGAATCTTTAGAACTTTTAGCAGAAGCACAAGCCTACAGAATACATAGACTCCATGAACTTGTAGTGAAACAATAGACTAAGACAATATTGTTAATTACAACTCCCTTTTATTTTTTTCCTTCTTTTTATTTATCATTTATTAGTGAAATTAGCTAATATCACAACATGATTGGTGGCACATTTGTATCAAAAGACTACATACAATTAGTCAATAATTCATCTGATCCAGCAGACAGCAAACAATCACAAGAATTATCACTTGATCCTGTTACCTGGACTGAGCAAACACGATATGTTCGTGGCGCTCAATTCACATTTGACAAAAGGCAATATCTTCACCAAATTTATCGTGACACAGCACAGAGAATTTACATCAAAAAAGGTAGACAAACTGAAATGTCAGAATGGTTAATCAACATGATTTTAATTAATGCTTGGAAATATCCTGGAACAGTACACGCATACATTGCAGACAGACAGAGCCACACCTTCAAATTCTCAAATCAACGAATGAAAATTGAAGCTATAAGAAATTCTCAACTAATCCAAAAAATTGTACACCTAAAAAATCATACAACAACTAAAATGACACTCAACAATGGCAGTATCGTTTATTTCATGTCAGCATGGAATGGTTTTATAGAGTCAGAATCAGTAACAGCAGATTTTGGTTATATCGATGAAATACAAAATATGGATCTCATAAATTTTGCATCATTCATTTCATCAATGTCACATAGTAAACATCAAAAATTATATGGTGTTGGCATTGGTACAATCGAAGGTTCAGAGTGGGATAAACTATTCAACAATACAACAATGAATAGATGGGATGCAAAAGCTAAAGCATGGATTCCAAAAAAACCAAATAAAGAATATTCAGGCTACTTAATCCCACAAACTATCGTACCATGGATCACTAAAGCTATGATTGAAAAAAGCAGGCGTGAATTTCCACCAGCTCAATTTGCAATTCAAGTTATGGGTGAATCAATCAAGGGTGATGCAGTACCACTATCAATTGAAGATATGAAAAAGATTCTAGTACCTGGTGGCTTTACTATGCCAAAAGCAGTTGATCATTCATTAGGTCCAATCACAATTGGCATTGATGTTGGTGGTGGTACAAAAGCATTCACAGTACCATACATTGAGCAATGGACAGACACAGACATACCAATATCAAAATTACTCTACACAACACGCATCACAGATGTTGATACTGAATCACAAATTTTCAAACTTGGCAACCTCATTGATGCATACGAACCTAATATTGGTGCAATAGATTTAGGTGGTGGCACAAGGCAAACACAGGAAATTGAAAATAAATATGGCCACATCATCTGCAAATGTAACTACTCAGCACCACTACAAACACCCTACGTCTACAACAAAGTATCATCACAAAATCTGCTTAAAGTGAATCGTAGCTATCTCTTAGAACAGGTATTTGATCAAATCAAAACACCACACATTCAAGATGGCCACATAATTCAAAAAATTCAAATTCCCTTCAAAGACAACCCAGAAGAAATAACTTGGCTGCTAAATGATTTTACAGCAATGTTTGGTACATACAAAAAAGCATCAAATGGCCAAGAACACATGGATTATGATAAAGCGCCAACAGTAACAAATGATGCATTAATGGCCAAAGGTTTCTCTACTGCAGCATTCCAGTTATGGAAACGAAACAACCAATCTGGTGAAAGCTATGTTGACTATAATTAAAATTTAAATATTATCATAATTAAATACATTTGTGTTTGTTACCAATCTATCAATAACAAGGCTCACAGTGATAGAAACGGCAGCCAAATTAAAGTAAAAGACTAGAATAACTTTGATAAGAGTTTTTCGTATTCTCTGTCATTGGCTCTACGCTAAACAATGTGTGAGAAGTCCTGACCTCGGAATGATGGGCGCATTAAATTTTAAATAACTAGAAACAATAATATTTTAACTGACTTCATACTTTAAAAAGCAATGCCAAATTGGTTGACTGAAAAAGTAGCAAATTATCTAGCAAATTTCATTGAAACAAATGCACATGGCGCTGATGGTTCAACTGCATTTACAACTGAGCAAACCAGCTTTGGTTATGGTGAAGCAGCAGATATACCACTAGAACGAATTGTTAACAGATTCAAAACCAACATAAAATTTGATTACACATGCCAACAGCTAATGGGTTACTCAGTAGCTGGTGGTTTCACAAACACTATAGACTCAGAAACACCAAGGGCCAAAGCCTGCTTGGAAATGATAGATCAATTCACAACAGACTGGAAGCTACAGAAAAAAAACAAAATTGCAGCTTATGAGTCGTATGCATCAGGTAATTCATTTCTAAACACACCTGGTGAAGGTGGCAAGATTGATGGTTTATTCTACATTCCACTAGCAAGCATTGTTAGAATTAATCGTGATGATACAGAAGTCATTGAATATGAACAACGTTTAGGTGCAAGGCAAAAGATACTACCAGCAGATCAGGTGGCCCACTTCAAGATGGGTGAAAAGAATGGTGCAGCATATGGTGAAGGAATTGGGCAACCCATGGAACGTAAAGGTTTAGGCTACAAATCATCAAATGGTAAGTGGATTCACAAGCCATCAACATTTGATGCAGATGAAATGATCGATGATATCATTGTCAAAATCATCTATGCACTACAGCCAAAATACATTGTAACACCAAAAGACAAAGAAACAAAGCTATCATCAAATGCATTATCTAAATTAAAAAATGCATTTGAGAAACTAGATCCATTAAAGCATGTACTCACTGATCAATATGTAGATGTGATTGACTCAGCATTATCATCACAAGGCAAAAATGATACCTTCATTGAAAAACATGAACGAAATTTTGTTATCGGTATGAAGTCACCATTTATACCATTAATTGCCAACCCAGACTTTAGCTATGCATCATCACAAACTGCACTTGAAACTGCACTACCAATAGTGAAAATGTTTAGAACAGAGTGGGAACAATTCATTGAAGATGAAATTTACAAGCCACTAATCATACAAGATGGCAAGAACCCTGATAAAATACCAGTACACATGAATCTTGTTTCAATTGACAAACTAGACATTGATACTATAGTTAAAATGGATGCTATAGCATCACGCACAGAATTTGCAGATATCATTGATCCAATAGATTCAATTAAAATGCTCAATGAAAATGGTGCATCATATACAATTAAAGAGAATCTACCAGCAGATATTGTAAATCGTATGATTAGAGAAAATCAAATCCAAAAGGCAATTGCAGAAGTATACGACAACAGACAAAAAGCAAATGAAGTGTTACACAAACTCAGAGAAAACAAAAATAGAATTTAATAACAAGTTATGATAATTAAAATCAATCATGCCAACAACACCTTTGACTGTAAACAATAGAGTATTTTATAAATTAATAATTGGTAATAGACGTACTAGAACCACAATAGATGAAACAATTAATAAATTAATTGTTGATGTACTAGAACCTGCAAATAGAATGATCGTAGATTGGCACATACAAATAAACCCAGATTATACCCATAAGACACTAATTGTAATTAGAACAGCACCAATACCAACAGAACCACAACCACCCTGAACGTAAAGGGCATGGCAAACGTGGCCCACCAGAACCACCATAACTTTTTTTTACTATTCATTTATTAATCGTATAATCTCAACAACAACATGAAAAAATTATTATTCACATTACTAGCAATAATAGCAATCAGTCTATCACCTATTGCAGCAGCATCACACCCACATGCACCAACATCAATACCAGCACCAACCAACTTGAATCTCAACCAACCACACAGTGATGATATAATCGTCACCTGGAATTATCCATCAAATGTAAACAACATCACTTTTGTTGTGGCAATGGACAGCAACGATGGTTATAGAGAAAATACACACAACATTCATGGCACAACTTACACCTTTGATGCAACTGAGCATTTCATAGGCAAAGTGATATCATTTTACGTGTATGCAATGCAAGACAATCACCCTGCAAAAACAATAATTTCAAACAATTCAACCACACAATCAATACTAGTTTGTGGCAATGTTTGGAATGAAACATCACTCCGTTTAGGCGCACAGTGTTAATTGCACATACCCATCTTTTTTTATTTTAAACTTGAGATACAAAAATAGTTTTATAAGCAAACAATCCAATTACAAATCATGCAGATGAAGCTATCAGAGATTGCAAACCACAAAAAGCTAGGTGCTATCATCAAAACTTTAGATTCTTCATTCAATGAAAAGGACATGCCAAAATTTAGAAAAATACTTCTTGCTAAAACCAAAGACAATGATAAAACAATTGATCAAAATCAAATGTATGATTACTTAACAAGAGAAATTGTAGAATTTAACCAAAAAGAAAAAATTAACAAATTAATGACTACTACTAATTCAGCTCACACCAATTCATTTGATTGGACTAAATCAATGGGCATCACATTAAAGGATGCTAACGAATTACGATTAATCAAGGGTGTTGCAATGAGCAGTGGCATCAAAAAGGATGGTGTAAAAGAAACACAAGACAACATTGCATTTGGCACAGGTACAATGCAAGCATACATTCTAAACGGTACTGTAGTTTGTGATATTGATCATTTCAAAGAAGAATTGCCTAGTGATGAATACAGTGATTACCCTGTAAAAGAAATCAATGCAGAATATCCACCAGCAACAATGCTAGCTGTTGGTTTAGGTCGAAACACAGTAGGCAACAAAGGTGAAGAAAAAGTACAGACTGAATTTTTAGCAGTTTGCTCAAATAAAACAGTCTATGACATGATTGGCAAGGGTGAATTTGTTGGCTGCTCAACAGAAGAAATTATGAGAAACAGAGTGTGCAAAGAAGATGGCACAGAATGTACAGCAGAAGGATCACACCTACCAGCTAATACTTTACTACTCAAGGGAGTGCCAAACAGCGATTCAACATGGGTGGCACAAGTTAATGAAAAAGACATTGGCACAATACTATCAAAAGAAGGTGAAACAAACCATATTTCAAATTCACTCAAATCAAAGCTAATGCTAATCTTAAAAAACAGATACCTAAACCACGTCACCAAAAATGAAGAACAAATTGTTGACATTACCAAATATTACAATGAAGATGGGAAATGGAAAAATGGCGCTGACTCTATCAATGAATTTCTTACTGTTGAAAAGAAAGTAAACAATGAAAAAGCTAAACTCATTGCTGATTATCTATTTGTTAATCCTGGTGCATTAAATGAGGTTCATCTAACATTCTTTTCTGCAGATGATCTAGTTGCATGGTTTGACAATCTAAACTTTAACAAAATAATCAAAGAGCAAAATGCTCAGCTAATCCAAATCAAATCAAAAATGCGCAAAGATAACGCTGTTCAATTTGGCCAAGGTGAAGTTGAATATGGTGATTACCCAGAAGGCTCAAAGTGTTATCAATGCAGATGGTTCACATCATTTGAAGCAGAAATTGAAGAAATACCAAACTCATTAGGATCATGCAATATTGTTGCAGGTGATATTATGGGCCAAAAAGGTTGCAATAGATTTGAAGCAATACCAGGTGGTTCAGCAGTAGATCCAGCAGCAGCAGATGGTGCAGCAGCAGCAGCAGCAGAACCAGGTAACTTATCACATCAAGAACCAGATGCAGATGGCAATTGCCCTGACACTCACCATTTAGGTGAAGTTGATGGTGTGCCAATGTGCATACCAAACGATGAACCAGCAGCAGATGCAGATACTACAGCAAATGTTGATCCTTTACCAGTAAATGAAGATGGCACATGCCCTGATGGCTATGAACTAGGTGAAGATGCAGATGGCAATGAAATGTGTATGCCAACTCAAGCTACAATTGATGCAGCAGATGCAGCAGCAGCAAACAAATCAAAAGAAACACTAACCAAAGAACAAATTAACAAATTGCTTGGCAAAAATAAAAATTCTGTTAAATCATCTGCATTAACTGAAAAGGATCCAAAGTCAACACACAACCAAAAGATTATAGCTATAAACAAAGACATTGAACTACTAAAGAAGAATCTAAAACAAATCCCAATACGTTATGGCATGGACAAAGAAGCAAAGAACCTGATCGAACAACGAAAATCAATTCAAAACCAGATTAGAGAGCTGCAACAAAAAAAAAGAACTCTATAGACAATTTTCTAGTCATTTACAATCAAGGCAGATCAGCAACATCAGGTATTGAAACAATTTTACTTGAAATTTGGAACATTCATGGCGCAGAAGATGAATTATGCACACAATATGATGGTACAATCTGGGATGTGAACACTGGACCACACCCAATTACTGATACTCACCCTAATTGCAACTGTACACGTGATGTTTTCTCTACAAAACTGTAGCTATTGCACAACAATTACACTAAAATAAAACAAAACTTTTAATCATTCAATGAGAAAACCACGCAAATCTAACAAGCCAAAAATCACAAACAAGGCTACATTAGATGCAAAAAAGCAAGAATCAGAGCAAATGGCAGAAAGATCCACTATAACATCAAGTAATGAAAATACAATGGCACTTGGTGCTGACAATGCATCAGAAAATACAGAAAATAATGCAAATTCAGCAACAGTACAAGCAGAATGGGATAAAGCAGTACAAGCAGCTAGTACAGCAGCAGCAGACAATGTAGCTGCACAAGTTGCAGCAGCACAAAAACCAGAAGATACACCCACAAGAAGAAAAAAACCTAAATTAGTCATTGCTCACTGCTGCCCTGATGAACGATGTAATTTTAAAACAACATCTGATGAAAAAACCTGTCCTTATGATGGCAACAAATTGATTTATGATAAATATCTAAATCGAAAATCAAACCAATGATCTTATAAGGCACAATATCTATTTTATTTTATTATGGTTTTTGTTGATAACGCACCACAATACGAACTAGGTGAAGATATTGATGGTGATGGATCAAATGGTGGTTCAATTAAGAAACCAATTAAATTAACTGGCACTGTTTCTAAAGGTGATCCAATTCTCATAGCTGGTGGTACAGCATCAGATGATGTTGAAAGTGGATCTAAAAACGTAACAGGTGTGGCATCATTAACTAGGGGTGTTGCAATGGAAGATGGTGTACAAGGTGATATAATTATGATGATACAGCAAGGCAGAACCAAAGTAAAGTTTGGTGCTGCTGTTGCATTAAATGCTAATCTAGGTATTGAAGTGACTAGTGGTGACTTTGTAACCAATGTTGCTGCTGCAGTTATCCTTGGCTTTGCAATGCAAGCTATTGTAGCTGATGGTGATTTCGGTATAATCTATTTTGATGGTATTACAGGAGCTATAAGTTAGAATGGCAAACATAGACATTGAAGCAATCAAAAGAAAGCTATTAGAAAACCCATTATCACAAACTAATGAAAATCTAAACACATTAAATTCATTGATGGGTGACATGCACAAAAACAGTGAAAAAGGTGATATGACACTTGAAAACTTGGTACAATCAAGCATGATGAAGTCATGGCAAAAGTCACAAAACACTGCAACATCTGATTTGGCCCATGGTGCAAAGGTTCTTACACAAACAGTAATTGAAGCACCAGCTCAAGCAGCAATTGGTAGATCACTTGTTAACGTTTCAGAAACTACAGAGCAATCTTTGATATTACGTTTACCTAAACTTGCATTAGCATCAGAAACTACACGTAAAGCCAAAGCCAAATCAACTGGTGAGCGAAATGCCTTCTTAACCATGACACCTAATGATGAAATCGAAGCATCAGATGAATATGATGATAATTACCTTGAAGATTCACCATGGAACGTTACACAAAGAGAAATTGCAGCCATTAGTGCAGCACATGACATTAAAGAAACCATTAAAATCTTAAAATTCTATGATGATCAAATAGCAAACTCTGCATCAGGCTCATTGGCAACAGCAAATTCACCAAATAATTTAACTTATGATGATATAGTTGATCTCTGGGAATCATTAGGTGATTTCGATGGTAAAGTTATAGCTGTTTCCAAAAAAGGCATGGCTGAATTAATGAAAAGTAATGATTTCAAAGATCAAACATTCTTTGGTGATGGTGATGCATCAAAAACTGGCCTTGTTGGCAGAAACATCTTAGGATTTGACATTATGATGAGTACTCTGGTTTCATCTACCAAAGCATATGCAATTGATACTGCTGCTGCAGGCCAATATGTAATTAGACGTAACAAAGTGTTAAAGACATTCCAGCCATCAATCAATTCTGAAATGGTACAAGTATCATCAAGAGTTGATCTTAAACTTGGTAGAAACAAAACCTTTGAAATTCTTGATTGGTCAACCTAAGATATCATAGACATTCTTTTATTCTTCTTTTCTACTTTAAACTAACATGGCAAGACGAAAAATAAGAAATATTGTTAATCTAACACCAGGTACTTCACTAGATGCTTTAACTGATCTATTTGGTGCAGGTATCGTTATCCCTGGTGGTAATCTTTTACGCATTGCAATCACACCAAGAACAGCAACAAAGCTATCAACTACTGCAACATTTGGTGTTGGCAATCGTGGTGATGTTAAAGAAGGTGTTGATCTTGTTGCAGGTGCAGATACAATATTTGAATCAGTAATATCAGGCAAACTATTCAATGCACAAGTCACAGTTGCAACAATTGTTGATAAATTCATTGTAGAAGCTTATTTGGATTATTAGAAGTTGTCAACTGAAACAGTACCATACTTACCACAATTTATTTTTCAACAGCCAAACTTTAGGCACTATTTCCCACAAGGTGAACCAGGTGGCTCAGGTGGTATATCAGCAAAAATACTAGCAGCAATAATGCCTGCAGCACTAGATACTACCTATGAAAATTTAAGATTTTTCCAATTAATGAGAAATCATTTAGTTACACCATCATCAAACATCAGGCCATTCTATAACATCAAACTAGGAGCTAATAGACTCTTAAGCTTAGCTGGTGATGATATCAAAATTGGTAATATTGCAGCATCACCAAGTACTATACCACAGCATTTACTAAAAATTGACAAATCACAAGGGTGGATTCGTGGTTTTGTTAATCCATCATCATTCAAAGACCTTGATGCTTTTCAAATCAACTATGGTAAAACAGTAGCACCTGGTACATCAACCCCTGAAACAGTATGGGATACTGCTCACTTTAACAATGTATTCACCTTTGAATCTGATACACCAACTACATTTGACGATAAAACATCAAACAACAACAATGGTTCATCTGCCTCACCTGGAAAAATTGTTACAGGCTTATATGGATTAAACGCATATTCTACAAACGCCAATACAAATGCACAAATAAACATACCAAACAGTGCATCATCTGATTTATCAGGCATTTTCACACAGTTAATTTTACTTGAAATCTCATCTTCACACGTTGGCAATTTCTCAGTAATGTCAAAAAAGTTTGCCATAGATGGAAACGAGCCAGGAATTATGATAAATTACAATTCTGCAAACGAAGCTGCATTAGAACTAAGAATCAATAACGGCTCAATGTCAACTGATGAAGTAATTAAACTACCAAACAGTCGAGATCATCTTAGACTAAATCAATTCCATGTTATCGCATTGTCAATTAATAATACAACTAGAGCATTTCAGCTAAGCATTGATGGAGATCCTACATTGACAATTTCAGGAACATACACTACTACAGGTTCTATACTTACAAGTAATATTACAGAATTAGGCAAAAATATAGGAGCAGGTATCTTTGATGCAATTTATCAAACATACATCAATGCTAAAGCCTTTTGGACACTAGACGAAATTAAAACATTTACAGATAACATGCTAGACTATCCTAATACAATTCACCAAACAAACATAGACCTACCAGCTTTAGCAGCACCTAACTTTGCATTAGGTGTTGTCACACAAAATTGGCCAAAACGTGACTGGCTTGATAGAATTGATTTAGAAGTAGCACCAGGCATGATGGGCCAATCAGAAAACAATTTTGTAATACTAGTTGAAAAGACAATACCTAGCTTAATTGGCAAAGTCAAACCAAATGGTGAGGATATCAGATTTACAGATATTGATGGTACTGATCTAGATTATGATATTGAGGCATTTGATAACCTTACAGGCAAAGTTGTCATTTGGGTTTTTCATAAATCTGCTTTTGTTGGCATGAGATTTTTCCTATACCATAACAACCCAAGCGCAGTTGATGCACAAAGCTCACATCTAGTATGGAATGCATACGATGCAACATTCCATTTGAGTCAACCATTTGTATTAAATTCACCATCGATGCTTGACTCTACACGAAATGAAAACAATGGCACACCAACAGGTACAGGTATTTCACAAGTTGCAGCAAAAATTGACAAGGGAATAGCTAATGATGGTGGTGATAATCTTAGCAGAATTACAGCTACCCTACCAATTGATGAATCATTTTATGTTTCTGTATGGGCCAAATGTAACACTACAACTTATGCAAAAAATACAGCTCTAATTTCATCAAGAGGTAATAACGGTATGGGATTATTCCCAAGCCCAACAGTAGGTGCAGGCAAAGGAATTAGAGTTTTTATAATGAATAATTCAGCAGTTGTTACAGAAATTACAGCGATTATACCTAGTGATATTACAGTATGGCACAAATATGGCCTTGCATGGAACGCATCAACAGGTATAGCTATTTCACTTTTGGATGGTGAAATAGTTGGCTCACTACCTAAAACAATCGTAAGAGATGCACATTCAAACATTACATCAACTATGGCTTATGATATTTCACCAGGTGATCCTAATCGTGAATATGATGGTGAAATTGATGAAATAGAAATTTGTAGAGTATTCCCAACTGTTGAATTTTTAAGATCAGAATACAAAACACAAAATGATCCAGCAGGCTTTTTAATTTTAGGTACACCTGAATCACTATTAACTGCAAATACAGCCATAGATGTTACTCCACATCTTATTAACCCTGCCTGGAAAAAACGTATGAATTTAACAACTCAATCAGGCCAATTCCAAGGTGTAGGAAAATTAACAGGATATCAAATATATGTAGAAATTCAAGATGATTTACTAAAAACTGAAACTAATCTAGATGGTAGTGATTTACTATTCACTGATAAAAAAGGTGATCTAATTCCATTTGAAATTAAAGAATTTAACAGAACAGCAGGTACTATCAAGGTCTATTTCAAACAAACCATATCCTCACTAGATAATACAATTAATCACCTGTTCTTTAGTAATCCTGTTGCAGTAGATGCACAAAATAAAAATGGTGTATGGTCAGATTATGATGCAGCATATCTATTTGCAGAACCTTCACCCTTAGCTATTGGTGGCACATTACTAGACAGTACAGCAAGCCCTCTAAATGGTATTGTTCAAGATGATCCTTTAGTTGATAGAGCAGGCCAAACAGGAAACGCTAAAAATATGGGAACAGCAACAGCAGCAGATGTGGCATTCCTATCCTCTACTAAATTAGCTGGTTCAACTTTCACATCTTTTGAAATTATGGCTGAAAGGATAGTGAGTTCAGGTGGAATATTCCCAATGCTTTTTAATTTAGGTGCAACAGTAAATACAAATGTCAGCATATTTCTTGCAACTGGCACAGTCCCATCTGTTAATTATACACTAAGTGATCTAACATCACACAGTGTAGCATCACCCACTGCAATTAATGACGGTAATTTCCATCTAATTCACGTTATCTTTGATAATACTGGAATGTATCTATACGTTGATAAAATCCTCAAAGCATCCAAAGCTCACATTAACAAATCACTAAAAACAACAGCTACTCCTGCACAAATTGGATCATCGGGTATAGCAGGTTTACCTTGGGGGCCAAACGAATCTATCAACTTTGTCAAGAAAACCAACAGAGCATTATCTAAAATTTACAGAGATACATCATATCAAAATTACTTTAATCCTTCTACCTTCACATTGAAAAGCGCAGTGATAGACAATGAATAGCATGATTACAACTATAATTTTTATAACTTATAGTTTTATTACAATAAATCAAGGAGTAAATGATAAAGTATGGTAAATATTGATGCAGTAGTAGC